TTCATGCTCCAGTCAGACCACTCTTTTAAGTGACTCCATAAGTCTTGTAATAATTTCATATTACCTCCTATTTGCTTTTATTAGCTAATTTTTCTACTGTGCGTAAACTTGATAAACCGAGCATAGCTAGTGTCAGTTCGAGCATTATATCAGTAGGAATTTCTATTTTTTCTGTGTTTGGTAAAAAAAATTCTAATGTTGGTGCAACAAGAAAAGCATAAGCAAATCCAACTCCACACACCCACATTAAAAATGGTCTAGCACCTGCAACAAACATAGATCTATGACCTGCTTGTACTTTACTTATTTCTGCTTGTATCATGGCAGGTTTTTGAGCAAGTCTCTCTTTTACAATTTCTAAATTTAATTCTTCTTCTTTGCTTGTAAACAATGAGTCTAATACTGATCCAACAGCTTCAACTGGCTCTTTAATTCCACCACCACCAAATAATAATTTTTTTAACATATGTTTCCACCTACTTGTTCATAATAAATGACTAAATTACCTAATTGTATTGCGACTAAGATTGATAAAAGAACAGCTATAATAATATTCACTAAATGCTCTCTAAAATATGACTTAAATAGTGTACTCTATTTGTCGCTTGATTTTTGTACCATACAGAGTCTTTTAGTTCTTCCGAAGCTGATTGGTAATCGGACTTGCTTAAAGCGTCTATACAACGCTTAAAACGAGAAAATCCTGTCCTACCTAAGACAAATACGCATTCAATTACTACTTCACGAGCAATTTCACTAATGTTTGGACAATCTTTTAGTATTTCATCAGCACCTCTTACTGCAATAGCAAAATCGTACTCAAAAACTTTTTCTAAGTGTCTATGATCGTATTGTTTATCATCATCCCACTTCTCATCTGCTCTGCATAAATGACCATAACCAATAGTTCTTTTACCTAATGAGTCTAAGTAAACTTTATTGCGATAGCCTTCATGTTCTTTGATACGTTCCTTTAATTCTTGATAGTCCATAACGTCTTTTTCTTTCGTAAAATTTGTAAACCTTTTTCTAGGTAAATCATGGCATCGCCTAACTCTTCCAAAGTATCGACAAACATTTCTTCTAAATCTTTTTCTGCTTGATCCATAGTATTGCCAAACTTCTTTGTACCTGCTTGGGATCTATCGGCTATGCGTTGGCAAACTTTTCTTGCAATAGGATCTTCTATATCCTTCATATCGTACCAGTCCATTCTCCCTTATCGTTTAAGGGCATTGAGTAAATAACTGGCTGTGAATTTATAATAGCACCTACACTAATTATTGGTCTTTTGATATAATTTTTTGCATACTTAAATGCTTCATGTTTTGGATTTATAGAACAACCAACACACATAGCAAAGTTTAATGCTAGGGGGGAAGATATGAGAGTTAGTTGGCTCAAAGTGTGTTGATGTCCTGCCACATAACTCATTCCTAATTCTTTTGCACTAGCAACAACATTAGATTTAAAATGATGTGTAAAAAAAACTTTAGTCTTATTTGGCAGCTCTACAATAAGTTTATCATGCCAAGTCCATTTCCATTTTTTTTCTATTTCTAATATGTCGTTGATGTGTCTGAGAAAAGAATTTGGTATTGCAGATTTTTCTGCAAGTCGTTGAATGCGTATATCGTGGTTGCCATAAATGATAGGCATTGCAGCAGGAAATATTTTGCGTAATTTTTTGATACATCTAATAGCATCTTTTATTTCGTATTTTATATTAGGTAGTTCTGCACTATGCAAATGCTGACTTATAGCGTGAAAGTCTACAAGATCTCCAATATGAATTACTTGCGTTGGTTTTATTTTATCTCGTAATTTTTTTATCCATTCAAAATAACCTGGCATTTGATATGGAAAATGCGTATCACTAAGAATAAGTAATCTTTTTGTATTCATACATTTCCTTTTATATGGATGGCTAATCCAAAATTTTCATAAATGTATAAATTGCTCCTAATATGCCACCGATGAATAAGGCAACTTTTAATCCTCCCAAACCTTTGTTTGATATGGAGTTTAAATCTCGTATTTGTTTTTGCATGATAGAAATATCTTCACGCAAAAATTTTAATTCTGTTTTTACTTCTGCTATATCCTTTTGCCACTCAGACATTTGTATTACCTATGTGTGAACTACATTGAAATATAACTGTTAATCTTCTTTCTTTTAAATCTGCATCAAGATAATTAGCTAAATTGTTTTTTGCTAAATTACATTCTATATTATCGTTAAATTTTAAAGGTACTTCACTTTTAAAACATAGTGTTTGATCTAACTCTCCTACATTAAGCATACAAATCATGGCAAATATTTTAAACATTATTTCATTTTAGATAATGGATTATCTAATGCTCTCTTAATGTTTTTATCAATAGTTTCTTCTAGCTTTGTCATAGCTTCATTAATATCTTTATCTAACTCATTCATGTCATCCTCAATTGATGTTAATGTTTCTTTTAAATCTTTACTATTATCTCTAGCATCTTGTTTTACTTGTTGCTCTACATCTTCAACAATAGACTCTATACGTCTGACATCAGTTCTAAGGTCTGTCTTTAATTCATTAGCTACATCAGACACCAAAGACACTTCTTGCAAAATCATACTCATTTCTGTTTGCATCATGTCTACTTCTTGTTGAACTAACTCTAATCGTTTATCAAACTCTGAAAAATCTGGTGATACATAAGATGATACAACTTCTTTTAGTTCTAAGTAATCGTCTATAAATTTATAAACTGTCCACCCACCACCAGCTAATGTTGATAGGGCAGTTAACACTAAAAAAATTTTACCGCCTTTAAATTTTATTCCGCCTGGTAATTCTAGTTCCGCCATTGGCTATCTATCATGTCGTTCATCAATCCATCACTTCCTGCAAATAAAAAATAACTTGCTATATCGTTATCGCTAATGACACTATCTGGCAGTGTTGCATTAGTAAAAAATCCTACTCTGTCGTTAATTTGTTTTTGTGAGTCAAAGAAACTTTTAGTATTACCTAATACTTGCATTACAATTAATGTTTTCATTTGATTAGCAGAATCATATCGTTGCTTGTCATCAATCTTTTTCATAATTTTTTTGACAGCTTTTTCTTTAGAGCTTTCTTTCTTAACTTCTTTAGGCTCTGGTTTAGGCTCTTCTTTTTGTTCTTCTTTAACTTCTGCTACTTCTTTTGTTTCTTCTGTTGTTTCTTCTACAGGTTGTTCTTCTACTTCTTCAACAGCTTCTTCAATAGTTTCTTCAACAGGCTCTTCTATTGTTTCTATTTCTGCTTCAATCTCTGCTTCTATTTCAACTTCAATTTCTATTTCAGCAATTTCTATTTCTTCTATTTCTAATTCAACAGTTTCATAAGTAGGCTCATCAATTTCTATTGGCTCTAAAATAAAACCTTCATCAGTATCTATTGCATCATTAGACTCAAAGACATCTTCAACAACATCTATTATGTCCTCTGGTGTATCTATATTTAACGCAATAAACATTTCTACCGAAGTGATAGACTGTGTTATTATTGTGTTAATTACATTGTAAAGAACATTAACAGTAACATCATCAAATAAAACTCCAACAGCAAGGTTTATATCTCTGCCACCTACTTCAATAATAATTGTTGTAAGACTACCAGAAAAATCAAATCCACCTTCATAGGCTTGATACCCACTTGCTACACCACTTGCTGATAAAACATCTGTGCCACTAAAAACATTAGTGTTACCATCTTGACCTATAATTTTCATATAGATAGAGTCTTGGCTGTCTTGTTTATCTACTTTTATTGTATAGTTAGTTCTACCACCATACTCTATATTAAGTTTAGATATATTAACTGTTTGAACAAATGTTGTTAAGTTAGGATCAGTAATTTCAGCACATCTATCTGTGCCTAACTGATTACAATAAGAGCCAGTTGGCATTGATGCACTACCTTGACCACCCCAATCAATATCCATATCTCCTTCTTTAGAAGATACAACAAAACCATTATCTCCATCTAACAAGTCAAGTGAGTCCTCGTTTGTTACTGTGGTTGTTGTCGTTGTTGTTTCTGTGGTAGTCGTTATTGTGATACCATCAGCACCATGTTCCGTTGTTTCTGTAATAACTTCGTCTATTATTTCTTCTACTGTTGGCGAACATAAACCGATTGTATCTGTTGAACAATCAACAGCATGACTAGAAAAGGATAGGGAAACCGATATACATAGCCATAGCCATAAATATAAACTTCGCAAATTCTTCATCACTTTTTGTTTGTTCCTTTGGTTTAATTTCTTGTTCGTTAAATATAATACTGTTTTTAGGAACTAGATGAGCATTTTCTAACCAACCTGTTTTAGCATCTTCTCCTATTGCACCCTTATAAGGACAATAAGTACCTGCGTTCCACATAGCATCAAAAACTCTATGATCTGCACAAAGAGTAGATATAGAAGCTACCTTCATACCCATTGAATACAAACTACGAGCAAGTTTAATTCTCTCACAGTTTTCATCTGTAATAGTAATGCCAGATGCTATCCCTAGTATTTGTGTTTGTACTGCTCCACTTGTTGCAGTTTTACAAATATCAGAATTATTAACTACAACACTAGGAGCATTAGCTGTTGGAGGAGTATTGTTAGTAACTACTGTTGAGGAAACTGTGTTGGTGTCTGCACTTTTAACATCAGTTGAAACAGCAACAAAAGTTA